GCTAGGCAGAATCGTGGCATGACGATTGTTCAGCCGGACGATGCGCGCAGTGGAGACATTGTTCTCTACTCGTGGAACCACGACACTGTTGCCAATCACGTTGGCCTAGTGGCAACACCACCGAATGGTGGCATCTCGTTTCTTGCGGTAGAGGGCAACACTGGTGTTGGTGCCGATAGTGATGGTGGCGAAGTGATGATTCGCCAGCGCCACATCAAAGACGTTATCGCTTTCGTCCGAGTCGTCAAGTAACGTACCCCGAACGCTAAGAGGAGGATCATATGCGCGTTGCACGAGTGAACGAAACGTACGCTTTCGGGGATACTTATCGGATCTGGCCCATCAGTGACACGCACCTTGGGTCTGCTGACGTTGACGAGGATCTTCTGAAGGAGCACGTTGAGGAGATTCGTCAAGACAAGGACGCTCGCGTGATCTTTCTTGGCGACGTCGGTGATCTGATTGATTGGCGAGACAAGCGATTCCAAGCAGGCATGTGGCCTGAGCGTTACATGGACGCTATGCACGCAGAGGGTGGCATTCCGTCTGAGACGGTTGCGCACGCTGTCGAAATCTTTAGTCCTATCCGAGATAAGATTTGGTGCTGGTTGTCTGGCAATCATGAGTTCACGATCCGCTCTAAGATGGATCGTGAGATTGGTTCGGAGATCGCAGCCCAACTAGGCGTCGAGTACCTTGGCTATGGTGGTTATCTTCGTGTTCAATGGAAGCGTGCGTCGAGTGGCGCTAAGGGGGCGGAGCATGTTACGGTCTTTGACTTGCATCACGGCTGGCAGGGCGGCAGGACAACTGGCGCTAAGGTCAACCAGTTGGAGAAACATCTTGGGGAATCTGACGCTGATGTTGTATTGCGTGGGCATTCGCACGACCGGCTTGCCCATATCTTTCCCAGCCTTCGCATCACACCTTCAAAGATTCGAGACTGGGAACGAGTAGTTGCGCACTGCGGGTCGTACAAGTTAGGTCGAGTAGACACGCAACGTAGCCAAGAAGCACACGATACGTGGGAGGCGCGCAAAGGTTTCCGTCGCAAGACCACTAGCGTGATGGGGCCACCAATTATTGAGATGACGATGCGGGAACCGTCGGAGGGCAAGGGCATGACTGCTCCCGCTGGCGTACAATACAGAGTGATCCTATAAGGTGGAGGGGGTGAAGAATGAATCTGAATCCAAAAGTTGGGGCGGCGGCAATCGGTGCTGCGGTGACCCTAGTGATTGTCTTTGTGATGGGCCAGTTCGGAGTGACGATCCCAGCCGATGTAGCGAGTGCGTTGACGCTGATCGTGAGTGTCGCTGCGGCCTACCTGAAGAGCGCAAATGACTGGACCGCACGCTGACCAGTTAACGAGCATGGCTCGTGATGTACGATGGGCATTGGATGCGCTTCGCGCGGGAGAACCCGAAATGGCGGAGCGCATCCTAACTCATTGTTTCGAAACGTATGTGCTTATTCGGGCGGGAGAACCCGAACGACTTGCACAACGCGCCAACCGCATGTAGAGTACGACCAATCAAAGGCTAGGAGGCCGTGATGAATAATGAATTGACAACGATGGAAAGCGTTGACGTGACTGCTCGTATCGCAGCAGCACTCGCAGCGTCGGGTTACTACAAGGACATTCGAGAAGCGTCCCAAGCATTCGTGAAGTTGCAGATTGCACGCGAGATGGGACTAGGCATGAAAGGCATCAGCGACGTTCATATCGTTGAGGGCAAGCCGACCCTTTCGTACCAGTTGATCTTGTCTAAGGTTCGCATGTTCACGGGACCACACGGCACAGACAGGTACTCGTTTCGCTACTCGCGCCGCGACGATGAGTGCGTAGAGATCGAATGGCTCATTAATAACGAGGTCGTCGGCACTAGCAAATGCGACACCGAAGACGCTAAGCGCATGGGCCTAGCGGGTCGCGGGACATGGCAGAAGTATCCACGCCAGATGCGCACCGCGCGCGCCGTAACGGAAGGCGTGAATGCTTTCATGCCAGAAGTCATTGGTGGTAGTATCTACACGCCGGACGAGTTGGGTTTCGAGTCTGGTAACAATGGCGGGGAGGGCGACGATTTCCCCTCTAAGGTGGCCTCCTCAGTCGTCTCCCTCCCCTCCTCTAACACGCTAACTATTAAAGCGTCTGATGAGGAACGAGACGAAATCGTCGAGACGATGATTACTGAGGCAGTACTTGTGCTGGACGCCGCCGAAGAGGACGGCGACGGCAAGGTAGTTGATCCGACGCCAGTGTGGGTGGAGGCGGCTGGAGCGTTCTTTGCTTCGTTGACGTCAGAGAAGAAGGCAGAGTACGGCAAGATCCTACGCATTGAGGGCTACTTGCCAGAGGGCAAGATCACGCAATCGAAGGTGTGTCAGGCGCTTGCCGATTCGCTTGGCCCTCGTTGCTTGGAGTTGGACATTGTGATGAGCGAGTTGTCGGCATGAGCAACCACGCGCCAGTAACAATTGACGAGTTGCTCCCGGCTCTGATTGCTTTTGTCAAAGAAAACAAAGAGTTTGAAGGGGCGTTTAAACACTGGGCAAAAGATCCCAAATCGGCGGGAATGGAAAAACCCATCAAACCGCTTGGTCCTGTGTTAACCGGAGAGGTAATGTTGGAGATACTTAACGAGATTATCGGGATGCGCGGTCACAAGCATGACTAACATCCCGAATCAGGAAGTCAGCGCATCCAAGTTCAACACAGCCTTCGGGCGTGCTGGGTGTGGCATGAAGTTCTACTACCGCTACATCGAGAAGATCCGTGGCCCAGTCAACGCTGGCCTGCTTGCAGGCATAGCGTTCGATCAGGCAACACGCGCATACCACGACAGCCTTATTGATAACAAGTCGTCGTTGGAGTATATGGGCGTCTTTGCGCGCGAGTGGGAAAACCCGCAAGAAGAAAACCGGGACGGAGAGATAGTTGACTACGACCTATCCGGCGCTCCCGTGGACATTCTTGAACGCGGCGCGACCGCGCTAAGGACGTACGTTGACTCTACTGCTGGCATGGTTCCTGTTGACACGCAAGTGTTTGTCGAGCGAGAGTTTGAGGAGACAGACGCCAAACTCGTTGGCTACATTGACCTCATCGAAGAAGTTGATGGTGGCGTATGTGTCACTGATGTGAAGAGCAGTCTGTCTAGCAGGAAGAAGTGGACGCCAGAAGAAGCCGTGCGTGATGCACAGTTGGGGATCTATAGCATCCTTGCTGATGGTGACGTTAAGGCTGTTGGTTGGAGGCACGCCCGTTTGGGTGGCAAGATCGAAGTTGGCGCTACGCATGTGGCAACGCCGAACAGGGACACGGTACTTAGGCGTATCACTGGTTGGATGAGCGACCTTGAGCATTGGTGCACAACAGGAGACTTCGCACCAACGGGTCTGGACAGGGACGCTTGGGTTTGTTCGGCTAAGTATTGTGACTACTACAATCGTTGTCCGCATGGAGCGGCAACACAGACAGTCATTCCGATGACTATTGGAGGAAGAAAATGAGCAGCATGTTCCAAGGAACTATCATTGGGCGCTTGACGCAAGACCCAGAACAGAAAGTCTCGTCGAGCGGCACAACCTACACTCGTCTGCGTTTGGCTTGGAACCACAAGAAGGACGAGCCGGGATACATCGACGCCACCGTGTTCGGTAAGACTGCTGAAGTTGCTGCGACATACTTGAAGAAGGGCAGTCATATCTGTCTTGCTGGTGCGCGTATCGAGTGGCGACAGTGGGAGAAGGACGGCGCGAAGTTTAGTGGTCACTCTCTTGTTGGTGGCGACTTGATTATGCTCGGCAAGAAGGACGACGACCAGCCAGCACAGTCGTCTGCTCCTAATCCTGCCGCGTCTGACGATGACATTCCCTTCTGATGAAAGCAGGAATTGCACTCATCGTCCTGTGTGTGGTGTGCTTGTTGTTGGGTTTGTTGTCGCCAGAGTTTGCAAGTCCAGCGACACGACCAGCACCAGCCGCTAGGAACGCCAGCCCATATCCGCCCCACTACATGACGTTCATTGCTATCGCCAAGTGCGAGCAACCGTCTCGTAATGGTGGCGGGTGGCACGGCATCGCTTGGCACCAAGAGTACAACTACAGTTTTGCTGGCGGCATGGGCATGACCACGCAGAACTGGATGGACTTCAAACGCAAAGGCCAGCCAGACAACATGGCTAAAGCCACGCCAGTCGAGCAACTCTGGGCCGCGTGGCGTCTATACAAGTGGGCAGACAAGACTTACCCCGGCAATGGTCACACGGCGTGGGTGTGTAGTTCTATGATTGGTTTCTCTGGAGAGGGGACATGGAAGTGAAAGTCATCCTTGTTGGCAACGGGTACTTTGGATCGTTGTATCGTCAACGTCTTGAGAGTAATTCTAAGTTCGAGTTGGTTGGCATTGTTGAGCCAAACTACGAGAACTTTAAAGACTTGAAGGCCGTTACCATTGGGCATGACTACAAGACGTTGGCGGATAACGTGGATCACGATGCTGTCGTGATCGCCGCGCCCCCATCGCAACACGCCAGTGTTGCCTACACGGCAATGGATAACGGTAAGCATGTGTTGTGTGCGAAGCCGGGAGCGTTGTCGATGACCGACTTGTACATGCTGCACGGCATTGCCAATGCAGCCAACGTATTCTTTATGGTGGACTACACTTCTCTGTGGTCTCCGGAGAATAGGTTTGTTGACGATTTGATTGTTGGGATGGGTGGACTGCCAACAAGCATGGCAAGCACGCGCTTCGTGTCAACACCAGCCAAACCAGAGGGCGCAATCTGGGACTTGCTATGCCACGACGTAGCGTTCTACCATTATCACTTCTATCATGAGCGCCCAACCAGTGTTGAATGCGAAGTGACTGGCAACCAAACCGTAGCCATCATCAATGTTGGTAAGCGAGAAGTTGCATACATGAAAGCATCATACGAATCTAAGACACCACAAAAGAACATCACAGTCAACGCTAACGTGTTGAAGCGGATGACGAATCCGGGTGTCAAGTTGCATTGGAATCAAGAGCAGCGCTTCGTATCTATCGCGTCGCAAGGCAGGTCTGTTGACTTTCATTTTAAGCACGAGCCTGACCCCATTAGCATGGCGTTAGATCGCCTTCTGAATGAAAGATATATGGCAACCGAACACTTGCGACGCCACTCTTATGTGACAAGTATCTTGCACGCTATGCAACAGTCCGCCAATAATAAAGGGATCAACGTTGGGCTAGACAAGTGATCGTGTGGTGCGACACGTGCGACGCAGAAACACTGTTGAATGCGCGCAAGATATGCCTGTGGTGCGACACCCAGTTTAGTGCAAAGAACATTAAGAGCGCAGAGAAAGCGGCAAGGGCAAAACGATGAGTGAATGGGACGACATTGAAGCGTGCTGGATACGCGCACACAATCTTATTACCGACCAGTTTGTATTTATGGACCCCACTGTCTACCTAGAGAAAGCACGAGAACGCTATCAGCGTGGCGCAGTTGAACACGCCGAGAGTGGTTCGACGTGGGAGTCGTGGACAACAGAAGACTTTGCAGCAAATATCGACGAAGAAATACTTGATACGTTAATCTACACAGCAAAACTCGTGCACTCAAAAGGAACTCTATGAGTAAACTCGCAATAGGACTAGACGTAAGCCCGCTCCGTATCGGCTGGGCTGTGGTAACGGAAGACCTCGAACCAACAGCGCACGGCGTCATCCTGTTCAAGCCGAAAGAGTGGGTCACTCCCGGTATGCGGGCGGAAGCAATGGAGGATGCGCTTGGAGACTTCAACATTGACCATGTTGGGTCGGAGGCAGTGTTTGTTGGCATCAACAAACTAGGCAGCATTAGGTCCGCGATGGCGCTAGGACAGGTAGAGATGATGGCCGACTTCTTGTGGCCCGACTCTGACCAGAAAGTCCTGACCGCTACCCAGTGGCGCGCGGCGTGCGGTATCAAGCAGGGCGGCAAGGAGCCTGTGATGGAATGGTCTACTGATCTTTGCAAGGAGTACGGCATCGAGGAACCCGGCAACCAAGACGCCGCAGATGCTATCGCTATCGCGTACGCCACAATTGTGTGGCATCGTGGATGAGCATTGGCTAGACCGCGCCATCGAAGACAAACTTGGCGAAGTCATCGACAAGTACCGAGCACAAGGCCAACCAGTCAACAGCGTTGGAGCCTTACGGAACAGAGTTGCGGCAGACATAAATGGTTTGCGTGGCAGCGCGGGATGGGCAGCACTAAAGCACAGGTGCGACCCGACGCCCACCGTAAGCGTCGCTTGGTGCACAGCGTGCGACAAGCCACTAGCGCGTGGCGCAGTGTCCGCGTGGCTAGAAGATAAGCGTGGCTGGGCGTTCTGCTCAATTGAATGCCAACAAAACGAGAAGCGGCATCCTATTCCTTTCTCAGAGTTTAAGAGGAGAGTGCGCGAGAAGGGCGAAGTGTCTGCGAATAGACTTGAAATAATCGGAGGACAACTTGAATTAGGAGAGAAGATCACAGTTACGTGGGATCAGATCAAGAACCAAGGCAACCCCATTGACGATTCGATTAGCGTCCTAGAGTGTGATGATGAGATTATCTGGGACTAGAACGTGTAGCATTTGACACAAGGAGAATGATATGCAAGACTTGATTTCTTACGCAGTGCTTGTAATACTAATTTTGTTCCTCACAACTAAAGCCGGAGGTCGAACATGAACACCATTATCGAACCGATCCACTCGTCCAGTCTCTACCGCACCATGTGGCGCAGCATCATGCACACCACAGGTAACGAAGAAGCAGCCGACGCAATCATGCTCAGCATTATCGACACGCACCCACACCTGTCCGAAGTGTGGGACGCCAACACTTGTCGCTCATGCAAAGCAATCCTCAGTGGACTAGACAAAGCAGAAGCGTCGCCGTACTGCGAATGCTGTCGCAGCATCGAAGACCCACCAGAATACTATGACCGCAACATCAAGATGTATGGCGGCGAGTGATGGTCAAGAAAACTATTGGCAAGAACAAGCAAACCGCAGCAATGCAACGCCGATTCGATAGGGCTGCTGCTAAGAAGAAGCGCGCAGCACAAAGGGCTACTCAGCCTAAGCAACGCTGGTTCTAATCCGTGAAAACAATACGGCTCGAACCCTACGAGTACGAATGGGCCAGTCACGTAGCGACACGACGCCTACTTGCCCGAGAAGATTCGAAGAACGCAAAGCACTACGACGAGAAGCGAATGCAAGACGAACTGCACGCAAGCACAGCCTCGTGTTGCTGCGAGATCGCAGTAGCAAAGGCAACAAACCGCTATTGGGGTGGGCATGTGTGGGATGCGCGCGACCACGATAAGTACAAGCGCATCGCTGACGTTGGTGAGAACATTGAGGTGAGGCGCATACGCAACGAGTCGAATCCTTTTGCTGTGCGTAGGCGTGACGTTGAGGAGAATCGTTGGGTGTATGTAGCGTACGCGCACGCGCCTGTGTACCGGGTCGTTTCTGTTTACGGATTTATCAAGGCTTCCGAGGCGTGGAATTGCGGCACTCGTGCTGCGTATGATCCGGATAATACTCGTGTCGTTAGTGTGGATTGTTTGCATCCAATCAGCGACTAGCGGATGGTTGCGGGTTGTGCTTGCGTCGTGTAGTGTGGTGGTGTACTCAACTAAAGGAGCGAACGTGAATTACGGCAAGGACTATGACGGAACAGAGGAAGAGGAAACCGACAGTGAGCGGCGCGGGCGCGAAGAGTGGCTAGACATGCAAGCCGACGCGCTACACGATCAAGCGCAAGAGGAAGGGCTAGGCAATGACTGACTATTGCGAAGTATGCAACGCCGTTGCCAGCATTATGCGCGGGAACAGTCAGACGGGGAAGGTGCAGCACTTATGCCGTCGCCATTATTCTGTTTGCCTTGCTCATCTAAAAGACCCGTGCCCCATCTGTGATGCGGACGGCCCTGCGGGGAGTAAGCAAACGGGCGGAGAGGTGGCGGACAATGACTAACGCCGAGCGCGAATCGTATCTGGTAATGGTTGCCCTCTGTCGTTCGCTTGGATGGGACATTGAGACGGACAACGACGGCAACCACGTTATCTATCCGGGAATACCAGACCCGTACCATTCCAAGGGGGAAAATAATGAGTGACGGCATCGAAGACATGTGGAACCGGTGCGACTGGATAGCACCCGCCAACGCTAAGCATCCGGGGCTGTGCGACTACGTGCGTACCCTGCTAGACGTTGCAGAATCGCAGCGTTTTATGTTGCATAGCCGCGAACGCTACGCGCTCATCTGTGTTGCCGATGAGGTTATCGGAATGATGGAACGCAGACTAGAAGAGGACGCAGTAGCCGAGGCCGAATCGTATCTGCAAGGCGGCGCATCGTGAGCCTATTGCGTCTAGCCATTACGGTGCCACGGCATGAGCGCATCATCATCGCCGCGCGTATCGTACCCAACGAGTGGCCTGCGTCGATCACTCCGCTAGTGTTGGCAAGCATGGCGGACAGGTTTCCTGACTGGCCCTATATGGTGGCGGGATTTCAGGAGCGGCGCATCATGCGTCCCGGCTTTGACCTGATGCACAATGCGACGGTCAATCGTTGGCCTGCTGCTGCTGCTGCGATAAAGACTGAACAGCCGGTCAGCGGGTCGGCGTAAGCGGGGCCGAGTCGTCCGATGCTCGGCGCTTGTAATCACCACAGCCCTGCCGTATCATCGGCAGTGCAAGTCAACTACTGAAGGAGTTACAGCATGGCAACTACTGAGAACGCAATCGACGCGGCCCGCGCCGCAGTCTGGGCGATGATGACCGAGGATACCGGAACTCATATGCTCGACTCTGGCGGGGGCAGTGGCCGAGCGTGGCAACGCAACCAAGCGAAGGGATACGCGGCGGCAGTGGCCGAGCGCACCGCATGGATCGACGGCTACCCCGCGAGCGAATGGACTAGCCCCAGCGGAGGCATCCCCCAGCAATACCCGGCGCACTACAGCATCACGCTCAGCGCGTTCCACTACCTAGCCGAGCGGCTCCGCCCGGTTGCCGCCGAGGATCTCGCCGCTATCCTGCTCCGCACTGTCGAGGATACCTATCCGGACGAGCCATGGCTAGGCGTCATGTCGTACTATCGGGACGAGTTGACCGAGGCGGGCGCAGAAGTCACCGAGATATACAATACGTACAATTGGGAGACCCTATTGGGGCAGGTATGGCAGGGCTTCACGTTCTCCGCATTCGGAGACGCTCCGCCTATTGCCTGCATCTCGATGCACAACGGGGCGGACGTGCGCGGCGGCTATGCTCGGCCTTACTTATTCCATGTTCCATACTATGGCGGCGGCGTCGAGTATTCGGAGTCTTGCCTGCTATCTGAGGCCACTAATGCCGAGGTCCACTGCACTAACTGGGAATGCGGTCAGCATGGCGCGGACGGCGCGGGCTGGGGCTTCAGCATATACGGCCCCGACCGCATCGGTTATGACGGCGGCACCTGCGATGACGCGGCAGAGTGGGACACGTTGACTTGTCCGCAGTGCGGCACCGTCGATAGTATCCGCGCCGATTCCGCCGAGCCGTGCGGCTGAAGGAGAACCGGCAGAAGCGGCGAACACTCGCACCGTAACCAACTAAAGGAGACGCGCCATGCCTGACCTAATCGACACGCTAAAGATAACCGCCCTAATCGTCGGCCCCGCAGTGCCGATGCTGCTCCTGCTATTTATCCCCGGCAAGTAGCAGCCCACTACCCAGCCCGTCCCGCTTACACAGGGGGCGGGCTTTCTGCTGCTGCTGCTGCTGCACTAATGCATAAATACCCCCCAGAACACTAGCCCGACGCGCCGTGAGTCATCTGGTAGATGCACTTGCACCCCGCCCCGATGTGCGGCACAATTCCATTACGGCACCCCGCCGACTGACCCGGAGGTCACCATGCATTACACGCCCGCCACCCTCACCGCCGACATGATTCTGCGCACGCCAATGGGCGCACTGCCCGACACGTCGCATATGACGCCAGACGACGCCGCCGCCACACTCGCCGCGTACGTCTGCGAATACCACAACGCGAACCAGACGACAGACGCCATGCACGAAGACGCCGATGCCGCCTTGGTCAGCATCATGGTCAGCAAACTGATCTGCACCGATTGGGGCCGCGAGATCATCGCCGGGGCAATTGAGGAAAGCGTCTACAGCCATTGGATGATGGACGCCACGCACAACGGCCCACGCGACGCGCGCAACGGCATCTCATTCTGCATCGAAGATTCCGCCGGGATCACGCGAATGCATCACAATGACGTAGCCATCGCCCGCGCCACCGCCGCCATCTGGAACGGCCAACACGGCGACACAGAGATCCGCCGATACATCGCCGACGCCATCGCCGACCATGACGCCGGATGCATCGACGCCGACGCCGCCGACGCCATCATGCAAGTCGCGACCTTCGGCGAGATCATCTACGGCTAACCCTCACCACCCGGCCACCCGGCCCCGTCGCCCAGCACCAACGGGCGGCGGGGCTTTTTCGTGGGCGCACCAAACGGAAAGGGGAAAGCCTGCCATCCGTGTGCGGGGAGGTGTTCCGCGCGTGGCGGTGTCTGGCGCGTGGTGGCGCGTGCCGGTCAACCCGAACCCGAACCCTAGACCCGCGTCGACACATGCCGACCAGAACACTCAACCCAACCCCCCCGAATTTTCCGCCGCCGCCGTGGA